CAGCCCGATCAGCCGGGGTGTCAGCATCTACGTCCATACCTGGGAAACATCCCGGTTCCTGACAGGAGGCCCCTGACCATGACCACCCCCGAACCGCGGCCCGAAACCGGCGGCGTCTGGCTGCGCGACCCGCATACCGGCGCGCTGGTGCCCGCGCCTGCCGCCGAACCCGAACTGCCGGTGGAACCGGCCCCTGCGCCCGCCCCGGCGCCCGTGAAGAAAGGACGCTGACATGCGCCGCTGGAAACGCCTGGCCATGCTGGTCAAGACCGAAACCACCTATGGCACAGACGCCACACCGGCCGCGGCCGACGGGATCATCGCGTCGAACATCACCTTCACGCCACTGGAAGGCGAAGAGGTGCGCCGCGAGCTGATGCTGCCCTATCTGGGCAACCAGGGCATGATCCTGACCGCCACCTACGGGCGGCTGGAATTCGATGTGGAGATCGCCGGGTCGGGTACCCCTGCCACGCCGCCGAAGTATTCCGCCTTGCTGCGCAGCGCCGGGTTTGCCGCGACCATCGCCGCCGGGCCGACCCCGCCGCCGTCCGTCACCTATTCGATCGTGGAGACCGGGGTGGAGAGCGCCTCGGCCTACTTCCTGTCGGACGGGGTGCGCCACATCTTCCTGGGCGGGCAGTCCACGCTGTCGCTGAATTTTGCGGCCCGCCAGATCCCGAAGTTCCGCTTCACCTATACCGGCCTTCTGGGCACGGTCACCGATGCCGCCATGCCTGCCGTCACCATGACCGGCTGGACGACGCCCCTGCCGGTTTCCAAGGTCAACACCACGATTTCGCTGCACGGCTGGTCGGCGGTGGCCGAAAGCCTGACGATCGATCTGGGCAACACCGTCACCCCGCGCCACCTGATCGGCGACGAACGGGTGATCATCACCGACCGGCAGGCGACCGGCACCGCAGTGGTCGAGGCCAAGTCGATCGCCACCATCGACTGGTTCACCCGGGCCCGCGCCGCCACCACCGGGGCGCTGTCTCTGGTGCATGGCACCACGCCCGGCAACATCGTGGAGATCACTGCCCCCGCGGTGCAGATCGGCAAGCCGTCGCAAGGCCAGACCGACAACATCGTCAACTATTCCCTGCCGCTGATGCTGCAACCCGTGGCCGGGCGGGACGAGCTGACCATCACCGTGCGCTGATCTTCCGACAGGAGAAACCCCATGAAATTCGTGCTTGCCCCCGCAGCCGTCTGGTGGCCCGTCCTGGTGGCGCGCCCCGACCCCGACCAGCCCGGGCGGACCGTCACGCAGTCCCTGCGCGCCCAGTTCGACCCGCTGCCGCAGGACGCCTTCCTGGCAGAACAGGAACGGATCGCCGCCATCCCCGGCCTGCGCGAGCGTGCCGCGGCAGAACGGGCGTGGCTTGCCACCACCTTCCGCGACTGGGCCGATGTCGAGGACGGCGAGGGTCGCAGCCTGCCCTGCACCGAAGAGAACAAGGCATCGGCCTTGCAGGACGGGGCGTTCCGGGCGGCGCTGTGGCGGGCCTTGGGAGAATTGTCGATGGGCGAGGCGGCGCGGCTGGGAAACTGACCGCCGCCGCACGCGCCTGGGCGCTGGCACGCCTGGGCCGGGCGGACGGGCGCCAGCCGCAGCTGCCGGATGCCGCCCTTGCCGCCGACTTCGCGGCTTTGGGGGCGCCCTTGCCCGAAGGTGCGGTTCCCGAAGCGGCCGATGACACCGCCTTTGCGGTGCTGCCCGTCAACTGGGCCGCGGTGACCGCCTTTCTGGCCTGCGAGACGCAATGGCGGGTCGCGGTCGGGTTCGGGGCCCCGCCGATCTGGCTGGGGCTGGATTACGCGGGCGTCGACGTGGTGCTGCGGCGCACCGGCAGCACGGCGGATTTCGCCGACCTGCAAGCGATGGAAGCCGCAGCGCTGGACGTGTTTTCGGAAGGTGGATCATGAGCGATCGCAACATCGGCGTCTATATCCTGTTCCGGGCCGACACCGCCCAGGCCAAGGCCGGAGCTGCCGAGGTGCGCGATGCCGTGTCCGGCGTGACCGCCGCGACCGAGGCGCAGGCCCGCGCCAGCGCCCGGACGGTCGAGGCGCGCAAAGCCGAAACCCGGGCCGCCCGCGACATGGCTGCGGCCGAGCAGCAGGCCCGCGCGGCGGCGCTGGACGCCGTCACCGGCAACAACGCCCGCTGGAATGCGGCCACCCTGGCCGGTCCGCGCACGGGCACGCCCGGCGGGCTGGCGGTGGGGGCCACCGGTCCAATGGCAGCCGTGCCGCCCGCGGCGGTGGCCGGGGTGCAGGCGTTGGATCAGGCGCTGCGGTCAACCGGGGCCGGGGCCACGCTGATGGCGGCACAGGTGGCCCGCAGCGGCACGGCGATGACCGCGGCCCTTGGGCCGGTGATCGGGCTGACGCGCGGTCTGCGCGACCAGTCCGCGGAACTGGTCGCCAGCCAGCGCGAGGCTGCAGCCTATCAGGCGGCGCTTGACGGATTGCGCGCCCGGTTCAACCCGCTGTTCGCGACCAGCCAGGCCTATGAGGCGGAATTGCGCGACATCGCCGAGGCCGAAAGGCTGGGCGCCATATCCGCTATGGAGGCGGCGGCGGCGCGCGATCGGGCCGCACAGGCGCTGGCGCCGGTGCCGGGCCAGCTGGGCGCGATGGGCGACGGGCTGCGCCAGACCGGGCATTATGCCGGACAGCTGAGCTACCAGCTGAACGACATCGGCATGATGATGGCGATGGGACAAAGCCCCTTCATGCTGATGATGCAGCAAGGCCCGCAGGTGGCGCAGGTCTTTGGCGACATGCGGGCGCAGGGCTTGAAGCTGGGCCCGGCCATCGCCGGGGCCTTCGGGTCGATGCTGCACCCGATCAGCCTGGCCACCATGGCGGCCATCGGCTTTGGCGCGGTGGCGGTGCAATGGCTGACGTCCGGCACCGAAAAGGCGAAGACCCTGGAACAGGCCATGAGCGATCTGTCCGGCGGCATGACCGCCTATCAGCGGATCGCGCGCGAGGCGGCTGCCAGTTCGGCAGAACTGTCAGCCCGGTTCGGCACCAACAGCGCAGATGCCCGGCGGCTGTTGCAGGATCTGGAAGCCTTGGAGAAGTCGAACGCCCTTCAGCGTTCGGCTGATGCGTTCAAGGCCCTGTTCCGCGATCAGGGCGGCTACAGCTTCATGACCAGCGGGTTCGAGAAGCTGTTTGCCATGCCAAAGGCGGACGATCCGGCAGAGAGCGCCGCCAATCCTGCCGCAAGCGCAATGTTCGACGTCGAGCGCGCTCTGTACGAGCGCGACCCCGACAAGCGGCTGGAAAAGATGAACAGCGCGATGGCGGCCTTGGTCGAACGCATCAAGGAGGCCGCCGACTTCGATGGCAAACGGACCACGGCGGAAAACGACCTCCTCACGGTCCTGACAGAACAGAGCCTGGTTCTGCGCGAACAGGCCGCGCTGCGCGACGGAAGCGCCCGCGCGGAAGCGATCCGTCGCCAGACCGGTGAAATCACGCTGGAGCACACCCGGCAGGCCGAACTGACCCGGGTGGTCGCCCTGCATGGCGAACAGTCGGCCGAGGCCGAGGCGGTGCGCGCGCGCCACCTGCGCGAGGGGCTGGAGGCCCGGCTGGCCGAACTGAACGTGGACAGCAAGAGCACCGAGGCGGTCGATGCCCGCGCCGCGCTGGAGGCCCGGATCGCCGCGGATGCCTTTGCCCGCGGCGAGGCGCGCAAGGCGACCGAGGCCGGGATCGCCGCCGACCTGGGCCGCCAGCAGGCGCTGAGCCAGGCCATCCTGCAGTTCGGCGAAGATGCCGCCGAGGTCGAGGCGCTGCGGGCGATGCAGGCGCGCGAGGTCTTCCGGGCGCGCCTGGCCGAACAGGGCATCATCGGGACGCTGGCCGACGACTATGTGCGGCTGATGGAGGCCGAACAGGACCGCCAGCGCCGGATCCGCGCGATGAACGACGGGCGCACGGCCGACGGGATGCTGGCCAGCCTGCGCGAGGAACGCGCGATCGGTCAGGCCATCCTGATGCATGGCGAAGGCAGCCTGCGGGTGCGGGAATTGCAGATCGCGGCCGAACGGCGGCTTTACGAGGAAAGCCTTGCCACCTTGCAGGTGTCCGAGGCCCGCAAGAAAGAACTGATGGCCGAATGGGAACTGACCCATGGCCTGAAGTCCGCCGACCCGTTCGGCCGGGTGGCGGCCAACCGCGATGCCTTGCGCAGCCATCAGGAGCGCATGGACCGGCTGCAGCTGGAACTGCGGCTTGTGGGCCAGACGAATGCCATGCGCGAAAAGGCCATCGCGATGCACGAGGCCGAGGTCGAGGCGCGCAAGGTGGGGGGTGATGTGGCCGAATGGCGGGCGCGCGCCGGTGCCATGGCGGACCTGACGCGCGAGGTGCAACGCCAGACCGAGGCCTGGGACCGTGCGCGCCAGGCCGCCGAAGGCATGATCGACGGGCCCATCGATGCGCTGATGAAGGGCGACCTGAAGGGCGCGCTGGAAAGCTTCGGCCAGGAACTGCTGGGGCTGTGGTCGGAACTGGCCTTGAAAAACCCGCTCAAGAACCGGTTGCTGGGTACGGATTACGCCACGATCGACGACATCGGCGGGTTGCAGGGGTTCTTTGGGCGGTTGTTCGGCGGCCAGCCGGTGTTGCCGTCGGCCGAGGCGCAAGCCCGCACCATGACCACGGCGGCCATGTCGGTCACGACGCCGATGGTGACGATCTCCACTTCCGGCCTGTCAGGATTGCCGCTGGCCGCCGGGCTGATGCCTGCGGCCAACCTGCCGGTGCCGCCAGCCATGGGGCCGGTGGCCGGGCCGTCGATGGCGGCTGCCAGCCTGCACCGGGTGGCGATCGGGGGGGCCTTGCGCCCGGATGCGCTGACCGGGCTGAACAGCGGCTTTGCAGGCCAGCTGGCGGCGATGGTCACCGCGGCGGAAGCCGCTCTGGGGCCGGGCGTGGTGAAGATCACCAGCGCCTTCCGGTCGGTCGAGCGGCAGGCCGAACTGTTCGAACAGGCCGTGCGGAAATACGGCAGCGAGGCCGAGGCGCGCAAATGGGTCGCCCCGCCCGGCAAGTCGAACCACAACGCCGGTCTGGCCGCCGATCTGGACTTCGCCAACCCGGCTGCGCGGGCCTGGGTGCATGGCAATGCCGCGCGTTTCGGCCTGGGCTTTCCGATGAGCTGGGAGCCCTGGCACATCGAACCGGCGAATGCCCGGGCCATGCGGCAGGCACCCGCCTTGCCGGTGGCGCAACTGGAACGGCTGGCCACCACGGCCGAGATGGCGACCGGGCAGCTGGGCAGTTTCGGCGCGCGGGCGGAAACCACTGGCCAGGGGCTGGCCTCGCTGGGCGGCACCTTCGCCCAGGCGCTGCAGATGTTCGGGGCTTCGAAAGGTCCGGGCGGCATGATTGCCGCCACGCTGCTGGGCGGGATCTTCAAGGGGATCGGCATTCCGGGCTTCGACCGCGGCGGCTGGACCGGCACCGGTGCGCCGACGGCCGTGGCCGGGCTGGTGCATGCCGAGGAATACGTGTTCGACGCCGCATCCACCCGGCGCATCGGCGTGGCCAATCTGGAGGCGATCCGCCGCGGCCGCCTGCCGGGATACCAGTCGGGCGGGTTGGTCACCGGCGGGCGCCCGGTCGGGGCCGGGCTGTCCGGTCCGGGCGCGGGCAGTCCTGCCGCCCCAGCCGAGATGCGGCACCTGTTCGAGATCAACGTATCGGGCACCGGCGATGCGCAGATCGCCGCAGGGGTGCGCGCCGCGATCACCCGCGCCTTCGACGAATACGACCGCACGGTCTTTGCCGGCCGTGTCCGCATGGTCATGAACGACGATTGGGCCGCCTGATGCCACTGAGCTTTCCCCTTTCCGTCGCGGCCTTCATGGACATCCTGCCGGTCAAGGACATGACCTTCGAGCTGTCCGAGGCTGTCGAGACCGAAGAAACCGCAGGCGGCGAGATCCTGACGGCCGAGCTGGGCACCCGGCTGTGGCAAGGCGAGATCAGCCTGGCAGACATGCTGCCAGACGAGGCCGACCATGCC